GAATACCCCCCGTTTACTGACTATTTGGATGGCATAGCCAAAGGTGACCAAGCACAGATTTCTAAATACATAGCCGACTGCCAAGCTGTAAAAACAAAGTATCCTAAGTAATGTTTGGTACGTCTGCATTCTCCCAATCATCCTTTGCTTCTTTAGGAACAAAGAATGTATTGCAGACCCTAACTATTGCTGTTACATCTACAGTTAACTTTGTTAAGTCTGTTGTTAAGTACATAGCAGCTACAGGAACCTCTGCTGCTAGTGTATTAAAGAGCGTGACAAAAGCAGCTTTTACTGTGTCATCTACTGTCACAGCAACATTATTAGCTAGTTTAATTAAGCTTTTAGAGTTATCTGTTGTGGCTATAAGTACAACTAGTCTCTTTAAAACAATTGGTCTAGTTAAAACAATTGTTACTAGTAGCACTGTGTCTGTAATCAAAGATCTTGCTAAGTTAATTAGTATTGGGGTAAACACTACTGCCACATTGTTAGTTGCACGTTTTATAAACATCAGTGCTGCAGTTACTAGTACAGTGTCTTTGTCTAATGCTATTTCTAAAACATTAGTACTACTATCTACAGTATCTGCATCTTTAACAAAACTAGTTGGAGTTGTTAAACTTGTAACTTCTACAAATTCTGTTGTTATAGAAAAATTTACAGCCAAACTCATAGCTGTTACAGCTACAGTCTCTGCAACTCTAGTAAAACAAATTAACAAACTAATGCAGGTTGTGTCTACTGTAGTTGCAACATTGTCTAGGACTGTCCAAAGATTTGTGTTACTAATAACAACGGTTTATACTACTGTTGTAAGCTACATATACAAAGTTCTACCAGACGTTGTAGACACCCTGATTGTTCCAGCAAGAAGGATTGTGTTACAACCATTTGTTGGGTTTGTTAGCATACTAGTTAGAGGCAAGAAAACTAACATAGATGTTTCAAAACAGGACGATATATATGGCTGATAACTTCTCTTACAAATTTACCACTGAAACTAAGTCACTGTCGTTTGACTTTACTCAGGTGTTGGCTTCTGGAGAAACCTTGTCTACAGTTACCTGCACCATAGTTGTTATGGATGGAGTAGATGCTAGTCCTTCTAGTGTTCTTGCAGGTGCTGCTACTATCATTGGCACTAAGATATACCAGAAAGTACAAAGTGGTGTTTCTGGTGTAACTTATCGTCTTATAGCTACAGTCACTACTAGTGCTACTAATACCTTAGTTGCTATTGGTGATCTGCCTATATACAGTACAACTGAGGTGGAATAACTATGTCTTACAAACCTAGATGGGACAACGGTTGTTGGAATGTTATCTGTGATCAATGTGGTCGTAAGTTTAAAAACACTGAACTACAACCTCGTTGGGATGGTCTTATGGTTTGTGCTGGGGACTTTGAGATACGTCAACCACAAGACTTTGTAAAAGGTGTTGCTGACATCCAAGCTCCTAAGTGGGCTAGACCTGAACAAACAGATTACTTTTTGCCCTAATAAAGAACAAACATGTCTTCAAACTACACAGTTACTCGTGATCAAATCATCTCTCAAGCACTACGCAAATGTGGTGTACTTGAGTTAGGTGATACACCTGATGCTGCCAGCATTGCTAATGCTGGTATAGCTCTCAACTTACTTATCAAACAACTGAGTACCGAAGGTCTTAAGTTGTGGAAAGTATCTGAACTTATTATTCCTTTGGTAGCTAATACGACTAAGTACATTCTTGGAGGAGCATCCTCTGTAACTATGTATGATTCATTAGCTCCTTCTACAGCTATTACAGACAAACCTTTGAAGGTCATACAAGGTTGGTATCGTAATACCCAATCAACTCCAGATATTGATACGCCAGTGTTACTAGTATCAAAACAAGAGTACAGTCTCTTGGGTTCTAAGTTTTCTACTGGTAGTTCTAACACAGTTTTCTATGATGTAAAGACTACCTATGGTGTGTTGTACGTCTATCTAACACCTGACACTAGTACTGCTACTAACACAGAGCTACATCTAATAGCTCAGATGCCTATTAATGATATCACTACTGCTTTAGATACACCAGACTTCCCTAACGAATGGATGAACTGTTTGATATGGAACTTAGCTGACCAGTTAGCTCTAGAGTATGGTGTTCCTATGAACGCTAGACAAGAGATTGGTATTAGATCTAAACTCTATAGAGATGATATGTCTAACTGGGATGTAGAAGCATACAGTACGTTCTTCTCCCCAGACTTTAGATCAACGTCTACTAATGCTTATAGTTAATAAACATGCCTATCCAACGTATTCCATTAGCTCAACCTATTGAGTCCCGTGATGGGACTTTTGGTAAAGACTCGTATACAACTAACTATATCTTTCAAATTAGAAACCAAAAGAAAGAAGTTGTTAAGCGTCCTGGACTAGCTTTAATTAAAAACATTAACAGTTGGACAGGGACTACTGGGGCTGCTACAAATGGTCTTGTCTCTTTTAACAATAGTCTTGTTGCTGTTATTAATGGTGAAGTAATTAAAGTTAATTTAAGTGGTTCTAACTCTTCTTATGGAAATCTTAGTAGCAACGACAATAGGTGTTATTTTGCTAAGTCATTACTTGACACCTATTTGTTTTTCCATAATATAGACAATGCTTATTTAATAGATCCAACTAAAAGCATATCCGCTTATAGCGGAGCGTTTACAAAATTAGCTTATGGGTCAGTAGCATCTTTTACTATTAGCGTGGTTGGTACTTCTCCTTATAGTGAATCAGATTACATTAACCTTAGTGCTGCTCCTTCTGGAGGAACAACAGCTCTAGTAAGTGCTAGTTTTTCAACTGGATATCCTACAAACTCACTCCTATATGAAAGAGGGGCTGGGTATATTACTGCTCCAACTGCTACTATATTTCAGAATACTTTTTCCCCTCAAACAGGTTCTGGTGTTAGTGGAACAAACACTATTACTGTTACCAACGGAGCAGCATTAACTAAGTATCTAAGAGTAGCTGGAACTGGTGTAGGAACTAATGCTGGGATAACTAATATTTCTGGAAACACTCTTACTGTGAGTGTTAACAATAGTGGAACAGTTTCTGGAACACTTACATTTACTAATATTGGTACAGGGTTTAGTGCTAGTACTACTCTAACAAATATACCTGCTGGACCTTACGTTCCAGGGTGTGTGTTCTTAGATAACTATGTGTTTCTTGGTATTGCTGCTACTAATAGAATTTATAACAGTAACCTTGGAGATCCAATCAATTGGAATGCTTTAAATTATGTTACGTTTGAACAAAGCAATGATGTACTGGTAGCTATTGCTAAACACATAAACTACTTAGTTGCTTTTGGTCAAAAAAGCACACAGTTCTTTTATGATGCTGCTAATGCTACAGGTTCACCACTAGCTCTTGCAACTAGTTATACCTCTGAAATAGGTTGTGCTTCTGGTGATAGTATTGTTAGTACTAGTAACACTGTATTGTGGATTTCTACTAGTGCTTCTTATGGTCGTTCTGTCTCTATGATGGAAGGTGTTGTTGCTAAGAGAATATCTACAGACTACATTGATAGACATTTGTTAGCTAGTAATTTAACTAACGTTAAAGCATTTGCTTACACTCATAGTGGTCATACGTTGTACGTATTAACTCTAACTGATATAGGTCAAACTCTTGTCTACGATCTAACAGCAAACGAATGGTATTCATGGACTCAGTTTGGAAAACAGACTGCTGCTGAAGCATCTTCAGGTACTACTAGTGAATACTATTTTAGACCTGGATTTTATGCTACTTTAAATAATGTTCCATATTGTTTAGACTCTTACAACAGCAAGCTATATCAACTTAGTTCTACAACCTACCAAGATGATAGCCAACCTATTCACTGTCGTACTGTTACAGACTTAGCTGACAACGGAACTACTAAGCGTAAGTTCTATGGAAGACTAGAGTTAGTTGGAGACAAAGTTGCTGGTGGAACAATGTTTGTATCCCACACAGGCAATGACTACAAAGACTACTCATACTCAAGAGCTATGGATCTTAATGCAGGTAGATCACAAGTGTATCAATGTGGTGCTGATAGACGTAGAGCTTGGCAGTTCTTAAGTACTAGTAACGTACCACTACGTCTACAGTCTGTTGAAATAGATTTTGACATTGGTGAAATGGATCAAACTCAAAATGTTGGTGGTGGACAATAATGTCAAATCAAATTGTAGAAGCCATTAACTCTGTTGCTGTTAAAGAAGGATTTGATCTTCGTAATACAGATAGCAAGTTAGAACTTGCTGAGACACTTCTTAAACAAGAACAATCTACCAATTCTATTGTTCATAGGTTTGGTGGTGGGTTGTATATTCGTGAAGCCCACTATAAAAAGAACTGTTTAATTGTTGGTCAAGAACATCTTTCTGAACACATGAACGTTCTGCTTAAAGGTAGTATTAATGTTATTGATGGGGATGGTCAAGTACAAACTTTAGTAGCTCCACATATGTTTGTAGCCAAAGCTGGTAGTAAAGTTGGCTATACCTTAGAAGATGTTGTGTGGCAAAATATCTATGTTACTAATAACACAGATGTTGCATATCTTGAGTCTGTGTTGTTTAGGTCCTCAGATATGTTTGAACAACATCAAGAACAAAGATTGCTTGAACAATATCCGTTACACGAAGAAGATCGACAAGACTTCTTGTTAGTAGCTAAAGAGTCTGGTTGGACTCTAGAAGATATTGAGTTAGTGTCTAAACATAGAAAAGATTGCATCCCTTTCCCCGATGGTAGCTACAGCATTTGTGCTGGTAACTCTCCTATCCAGGGTAAAGGAATGTTTTCTACTGCTGAAATCAAACAAAATAGCATCATTGCACCTATGAGACTAGGTGGTTGCAGGACTCCTGCTGGATATCTAATCAATCATTCTAAAAATCCTAATGCTATGGCTTTTGTAAATCATTTGGGAGATATGTTTTTAGTAGCAATACGAGACATACTAGGTATGGTTGGAGGTGATCTAGGGGAAGAAATAACTCTAGACTACCGACAAGTAATGAAATTAAATGGTCTTTGGAAAAGGGATACAACATGTCTTCAGCATTTACTGTAACTCAAATAGCTGCAACTATAGGTATAGCAGCAGGTATTAACGCACTTACAGGCGGAGGTGTTACTGAGGCTTTAGGTTTTAGTAAAGATCCAGAAGAACAAGCTAGAGAAACAGCACGAGCAGCAGATCCACTTTCTGCTTTTAGGGGTAACCTTGCTTCTATGTACTCTGGTTATTTACAGCCTGGAGCTACTATGGATCCCAGCACAATGCCTGGGTACAGCCAGTTTCAATCAGGAGTTGTAAACCCTGCTATGGAGGCTTCTAAGCGTAGTGCTGCTGCCTCTGGTATGGGTATGTCTGGTAAAGAACAAGCTGCTCTACAAGATGTTGGTCAACGTGGTTACTATGGCTTTATGACTGACTACCTTAATAGACTTGCTCAAGGTTCTGGTGCTTCTCAAAATCCTGCTCAAGCTTATGGTATGGGTTTAAACCAAGCTAACTTACAAAACATGGCAACTATGCAAGGCTTAGGACTGATTGGTACTAGTATGGCTGGATTAAAAGGAGCAACTCAAACATTTGACAGTACTCCGCAATTAAATGTACCTGGTGAAGGCACTATGTCTATTCCAGACTACTTTAATAATTACGATCCATCTTCTGTTAGTACGTTTGTAGATACCTAATAGGAATAAATATGGCATTTTTAGCAACTGATGTAGCAGCTGGTAGTAATGCTGCCTTACAACTACAACGAAACATGGCTGCTGCACCTGATGTGCAACAGGCTCAAACTAATCTTATGCAAGAGCAAGCTAATACCTTGCAACAGCAACAAGAAAATATAGAAAAGACTAACCTAGCTAATCTTGTTGCAGATACAGGTATTAAAGCCGACTCTGACATTAGAAATAAAATACAAAAACTTATAAAAGAAGACAGCTATATTAGTTCTAGTCCTTCTGATCAAGTATTAAAAATGGCTTCTATAGTTGGTGAGGCTGGTAAACCAGAAGACATGGCTAAATTAATAGAAGCTTCTGAAAGAATCTCTACTAGAGATCTTGTTAACCAAACAAAGAAAGCAGACATAGACCGTCAGTCAATAGCTGATGCTTCTGGTGTTATAGAAAATATTCCTGAGGATCAAGTTAATAACGCATTTAATAGACTTCCAAAAACAACTATGGATCTTATTGTTGGTAGAGTTGGTCAAGAAAACTGGACTAACTTTTCTCCTAAAGAAAAGAAGGCTGTTGTTCAGAATCTATTTGAAAGTACTAACGCAAAATTACAAGAACAAAAAATATTAGCTGGTGTTGAAATAGCAAAAATACGCGCTAAAGCTGAAGTTGATAAAACACAACTTAGGTTAGCTAATAGTGAAAGATTAAAAGTCTTAGGTGATGAAAAGCTTGTACAAATTTGGAATACTGTCAACACACAACTTGGAAAAGTTCAAAATGATCCTCGAACTGTTGCAGAATTTAAACGTCTTGATGAAGAAGTTGATAAAGCATTGACTGCTGCTACAAGATCTACTACTTTTGGAAGTCTTAGTTTTTTAGGTATGGGTGACTACAAACCAGAAGGTTCAGACACACCATTTTATAGTCAAGACTCATTTAACAAGTGGCAACAAGCCACAATTAAACGAGACAAGTTTACTCAAAAGCAGCTTCTTGAAGAAAAAAGTCTTGTTGAGAATTTGCCAACAGAGGTTGGATCTATAAAAAGTAACATGTTGAAGAAGATTGATGCCCAGCTATCAACTCTACAACTAGAACCACCTAAAGCAGAGAAGCCTACTGGTACTCCAACACCTACACCAACTCCAGCTAAACCTGATGTTCCTAGTAGCAAAATTCCTGAAATTAGACCTCTTTCATTAAACCCTGACGGCTCATCTGCAAGAACAGGTTTAGGTTGGCCTCCTAAAGATACTCTTCTAAAAGCTAATGACGCTATTATGAATGGTGCTGATGTAGAAGCAGTAACAAAAAGAATGAGAGATGCTGGATACGACATAACTACAAAAGACTTGAGTCCAGAATACATTGAATACGCAAAAAAACAGAAGAAATAATATATGGCTACTAACATTTCTTTTGATGATTTGATGCCATCTAAACAAACTTCAGCTCCTACTAAAGGGGCTGACATTTCTTTTGATGATTTAATTTCTAAATCAGTATCTGCTCCTGCTACATCTGCGTCTGCTCCTGTAGAAGGCTCTGGTGGTGCTGCTTTTGGTATGTACTCTAAGCCTGGTA